AAGTGCTTCAATCCCCAACAGGACGCCTCCCAAGAAAAGCCCGGTGATAGCCGTCCTCAAAAGACGAGCCGCAACAGCGCTTCTGCCTGCCGCCGCTGCGAAAGCAGTCAAGCCCCCACCGGCAAGGCGAACGTTGCGAATCAAGATGATTAACTGGCTAACGAGCGCTGCGATACCAGTGCGCGTCAGTAGCTGCACTGCAATCAGCGCCACGCCTGCTTTTGCAGCAAAGCCTGCCAACGCTGTACCGATGGGGGTATTGACAAAGCGTGCAGCTTGTTCCACTGCGAGCAACAATGATCTTCCAAGTATTTCAAAGGTGGGGCCTAAGCTCGCTATGATCCTTGCGAGAGATTGCCCAATCTCAGAGATTTGCTTGAAAGCAGTAAAAATGCGCCTAGCCAATCCGTCTAGCATATTGCCTGGGCTTTCGTTCCCAGCGGCAGCGGCGGCAAAAGCCTGAACAGCCTTGGTGGCCTCTCCCACGGCATCGGCAATCACTGGAAACACTGTGCGGGCAACAGTGTTGACTAACGGCTCAAATGCTTCGTACAGGCGAAGCAGACTGTTCTGCATTGCATTAAGAGCACCCTGCAGTGTTTGAGACGCTCCTTTTGCTCCAGCGCTGAATTTGGAATTAAGCAGGATGGCTACATTGTTAAGCACTTGCTGCATCGCCTTGCCCCTAAAAGCGCCGTCCTCCATCGCCTTGGAAAACTCAGGGATGGTCATTTGAGCGGCTTCTGCAAAAAGAGCTAATGAGCCAGGGAGAACGTCGCCCAACTGTCCGCGCAATTCTTCCGCAGTGATCTGCCCTTTGCTTGCCATCTGCGAAAGGGCGTATGTCACTCTGTCTACCTTGTCGGCACTCATGCCAAACGTGGCAGCCGCCTTTGTGATGCCAGTGAATAGCCCTTCAATTTCTTCTGCGCCAAATCCTGCAGGTTGCATTGAGGCATACATGCGGACAAAACCTTGCCGCACGCTGTCCAATGGAACAGAGAATTGATTAGCAAGAGAGCCTAGGAATTGGAACGAGCGGCCTGCTTCCTCCGTTGAGCCAGTGACCGCTTGTAGCTGGTTTCTTAGTGTTTGCAGCGTTGTGGCCGCTTGCAGCGTTTGACGCGGCAAGTCCATGATGAACGCCAAGCCCTTGTAGGCAGCGCCGTATAGCAGCACTTGTTTGGTTGCCTGTCCAAACTCGCCAGCCAATTCTTCCACCGCGCCCGCGAGAGGAAGCCTTGTCTGCCTGAAGAATCTATCGGTGCTGTTGAGTGCGCCACTGAGCCGAGACAACGCCTCGTAGCCCTTTGTAGCCGATGGCCCCATCATCCCGTCACTAGGGAATCCGCCCCTCCCGCCTCCATAGGGCGCAGGAGTCCGACCAACACCAGGGGGAAGTTGAGGTGGGCCGCCTCCACCAACGCCTTCTGCCATCACTGACAAGCCACGCGCCGCTGATCTTTGATACGCCTGTGCAATGCGATCTTGCACGGACATACCAGTAGCGGAAGGCAGTAATCCTGCGATCTGCCGACCACCCAACGCTGCCTGCATGGAAGTGCCAAGATCACGCACGTTTACGGAGCGCACTGCAGCATTTAACTCGGCTCTTATTGAATCGACAAAAGCATTAGCGGCTCCACGTAGAGCTTCTTTTAGAGATGGGGAAAGAATGTCGCCAACAAGTCGCTTTTGCTCTGCGAATGACGTGCCGGGTAGTGCTGCAAAGTTTGCGCCAGGCGGCAGCGCCCTGCCAGTAGAGGATGGGCCAATGGGAGGGCGAGAGCTTGGCGGCACCTGAGCAGGCCAGTTGATCGCAGGAGGGGCAAGCCTCGCTCTTCGTTGTGCCGCAACCTGCGCCGGGTCCATGCCCAGCATGTGGAAGACGCCCCTGGCAAACGTATCCAACACTCGCTGCACGCCGCTCCTGTCTGGATTGCGCATCACAGCCTGAGGATCAAGAAACTTCTTGATCATCTCCACTGACGCATCGGCAACAATCTTTTGAATGATGTTGCCCTTGTTTAGTTTGCTAACGCCAGATACATTCATCTGCTTAGCAATCTGCCTCAGTTGCTCATTCGTGAAGCCACCAGTCTCTAAGCGGGATTGAAGCTGCGAACGTCGAGCGGCTTCCGTGACGCCGCCGCCAGCCATTCGTGCCGCACCCATTGCGCTAATGGTTTGCATTCCACGCGCTACCTCGGCATCAATTTCTGCTTGCGTCTTGGCGCCGCCACGAATTGCTGCTGATTGCAGATTGGCCTTTACGTCAATAGTGGCAGAACCAAGCTTTCTAACTACATCTGCCTTGAACTTGCTCGCGGCACTATCGGACAGTGGCTGCAGTCCCACGGGAAGCAGTATCTTGCCCCCTTGAGCCATGATGCCTCTGTAGACATCAGCGCGAATCTTGCGGGCTTCACGCTGACTGACTGCTGCCCTGCCACTAACAGGAATCTCTAGCTTTGTATCTTGCAGTGCCTCCAGCCTGTCTTTCAGTTTTTCTGCTTTCGCTATGGAAGCGTCAAGCTGAACGTCTTTAATTTTCAGCGTGAACGTTTTGCTGTTCAGAAAACGATCAAGAGCCTTGTATTGAGTGACAATCAGGCGCCTGTCAAATTGCGTGCGCAGCGTAATTGGTTGCCCACCAAGCTGCGTGCCAATGGTTGAAATTTGCTGCCTGAGAAGAGCCAGGTCAAGACCAACTGATAGCCTTAGCTCAGGAGCGGCCATATCGCAGCAACATGCCTATTATCACTTAGCTTAACGAACTATTCTGCATTCTCACGCGAGGATGCAGTCTTGATCTCTTCTGCCAACATACCAATCAGTCTTCCATCCATCCGTCGAGTTTTGAGCAATTGACGCAAAATACGCAGGCTCTCTTCCGTCACGCCCGTATCCTTCTGCATCTTGCGCGTATCAAACGGCAGGAAGTCAGCAGGGCTCACTCTTGCCTTCTTGCCACCCAGCGCACCAACCACCACTGCGCCAAGTTTGGCAGTAGCAATGTTGTCGATGTTATGGCGATTCACGTCATGGCGCTCAATCCACTTCAGCGCCTTCACCACGTCCTTAGTTCTTTGCAGGCCAAAGTTACGCGCTGACCAACGATCATCCCGGTATTCCGATGCGGAAAGTCGGAAGTAAATGTCGTCCCAGCGCGTAAGATTCTTTAGCGTGCGTCTAGCTTGCTTTTCTAAGCGTTCGACGGGGCTTAAGCCTTCGTCGTCTTCGCTTTTTTTGCTGCTCCAGCCTCCGCGAGTTCAGCTTGCTGCTCGTCAGCAATAAACTCAAGCGTGGCAGCAATCAGCTTGCGCCCCATTGCCTTTGTGTCGTCCAGCGACCAGTCTTCAGTGCGCTGCCACTCGCCGTCCATCATCGCCTCACCACGGCACCGCATGAAAGTGGTGACAATGCGAGCATTGCTCACTTCCACGCTGCCCACGCTGTTCAGCATCCCCAGCGTCTCTTCCGTGAAGTCGCTGAGCAAATCCATCTCTCCCATGCTTGCACCGCCCTGCAGCATGTCAAAGGCTTCCTCAAGGCTCACGCCTTTACTGGCGGAAATCTTCTTGGCCAGTTGCACAGCGCGGATGGTGGCCTGTGACTGAGCACGGCTTGCTTCCTCTTGTTCAATGGATTCGGCAACAAGCCAGCCGCCATACTTGCGCAATCGCAACCCAGGCAGCAGCTCAAAGTATTCAGGCTCTTCCCCTTGAAGCAGGAAACTATACTTGCTCATGACTGAGGATGTTCAGGGTAACGTTGAAAGCCTTGACGCGCTCACTAGAGGAACGACATTCAGGAGGCACTTCCACCAAGAAACGGTGGCTGTCATTGCAGATTGTAGCCGTGTCGCCATGAAAGGAAACAAGACAGAGAATACCCGCTTCTAAGCTTGCCGCCTCTTGAGTGCAGTTGATGGCATGAACCCTGCCATCTTCGCTGGCCAAGTAATCAACGTGCATTGATCTTGTTCAGCTCATCCTGTACTCGCAATTGTAAAGCCTTGCCAGGCGCCTTTCTGAAGAATGACGATGCAATAGAAATGTCATCAGTGAATGGCCTTCCTGGCATCTTCCTTGTGCCTTCATGCACATACCAAGCGTATTCTTCACCACTGCTGTTCGTTGCGTCCCAGTGCCAATTAGCCTCAGCTCCTGCAGTTGTACGATTGAGCTTAAAGCTCTTTACGCCACTTTCGTACAGGTCGCCAAGGTCGTAAATGTCTCGCGGACTACCGACCACTTCGCCATTTTTTCGCCTCGTCTCTCCATCCCATTCCCATTGTTCCATGTCGCGGAACTGATCATCCCAGTGGGCATCGTTAATATCCTCTTCGGCCCACTTCTCAAAAGCATCAAGCAATGCCTTCTCAATTTGCTTCGCGCCAATGATCCTCGCGGAAATGATTGCCATTATCGAATGATGGTGCGAACTTCTCTGTCGGGAATGATGACACGGCAGCGCTCATAAGCCACGTCGTTTCCAGGTAGGTAGCGGAAAGTCGCATCAGGAAAACGTCTCGTCATTCTCTCCATTGCCTCCGCAATCTGTCTTCCATCAGGATTGTATTGCACTAGCACTACTTCCCATTGCTTCAACAGATCAACAATGCCCACGCCTGCCGTTGGTAACAGTTCGGGATACTGGCGCATTGTCACTTCCAGCCCATCGGCTTTCCATTCACTAGGCACGCCTGTCTGTCCTGCCACGTACACGGCAGGAATAGTCTTGCCATCAGGCAGCGTATAACTACCAATCAGGTCGGGCTGCATCGTCAGCAGTGTCGTAACAGTGTCGCGGAGTTGAGCGATGTTCACAATAAAAAGCCTCCCCGTAAGGAGAGGCTAACAGAGCTATGGGACAGAAGGTCAGTTGGGGGCAACAGGAATGATGCTGCCAGAGCTGGTGGCACTCTGATGGATGCCAATGCGGCTGCGGCTAACGAGATCAAAGGTGACTTCCACAAGGTTGTCAGCAGGGTAGCTCTCGTTGTAGTTCATCACGCAAGCAGTGAAGGCCACACGGTCGTAGTAGAAAGTGGTGCCACTCACACCAAGCTGCTTGTTGATCTCGACATACACCTCATGGTTTTTGTCGTAGCGTGAAGCGCTGATCACTTGGAACGCTTCATCAAAGCTGTTGGGCAGGAATACCGTGCCATCAACGTCCTTCTGAAAGTAGGAGGTGATCGAAGCAGTGGCCTGAGAGGTGGTGATCACGCTGTCAGCGAAGCCGCCGCCGCCAAGCAGGTAGAACTCTTGGTTGCCATCGTTGAAGGCCACAGAAGCCGTGGTGGCAGCCTGCAGGGTGAAGAGGGTGGGAGCCCCGCTCACGGTGAACGTAGCGCCGCTCTGCGTGATCACAGGACGACCAGAGGCCAGGGGAATAGCGCCAACACGTACAATAACGTCTTGGCTCTTAACCAATTCAGTGGGGTGGTAGAGCATTTGAAAATCCTCAATGGAAAGAGAAAGTGGTTAAGCGTCAGACGTTCTGTACGCTTCCTTTGCCAACCAGTCTAAAAATGCCCCTGATTGGCGTGCCCAAGAATTGCCAATAGTGTTCAGCAATGTGTTCGTTGGGCAATAGCTCAAACCGTCCTTCCCTTCCATTGATCGTTGCAGCAGCCGAACTCCCAGGAGTGATACCAGACAACGCCAGAGGCCCTGTCAGTCTGCCTTCCATATACACTGCCGTGTTGTCAGCGCCTAGAAGGTAGTCATACCGTGGATTGTTCTTTTGCTTGAGACTGGCATAGTACGTGACGCCTGATGACAGGCCAACGTAATTGCCAGTTTCTTCGTCCAGAGCGTAGCCC